CTTCCCAACACCATTCGTCCATGTCCTGGGGATTATTTCATTCTTCAGCTTCCCAGATCTAGACAGTTCATGTTTAGAATCAATCAGCCCAGATATAATACAATTCAATCCAATGACTTCTATTCTGCGGATGCAGATCTCAAATACATTGGGGATGACATTGAAAAAGAACAGAATATGTCTGGGCAGATCGTTGCTGAATATAGGACAGTATTTGATCTGATTGGTACAGAATCTAGATGCTTTATTCAATCTACTGATGTAGATCAACTCAATGCAATTGGAACTGCATTTGAAACCCTATGTCAAATGTATGTAGATGCCTATTATGATAAGGAATGTAATGTTTTTGTATTCCCCACTGGTAGTGACGGTGAGGGTAGACAAGCAGTGCTATATGATCCTTATCTCAATAAATTTATCAACGACTCAGATATTTATCACAAGGAAAATGATGAGATCACTCTGATCACTCAACCTTGTGATATTTTGCAGGATAAATTCAACTACATCTATTCCAGAACTCTCTGGAAGTGCATTTTAGATAGAAATCTGACTATGCTATCCCCTAGTGTATTCTCAGTGTTAACTCCTGTGAGTATGAAATATTCTCCCTTTGAGTTACACAATGAATATGCAGATGTCGTACAACTTTTGTTAGGTAAATCAAGTAGTACATCTACTTGTGTTGATCCTAGTAGAACTGTACCAATTTGGTTTAGTATTGCAAAACTCCCATGCTGTGGACCTACATGGGTTCTAGGAGAGCAGAATCAATACTTCTCCTCTGAATTTATCAATCAACTTAAATCCTGTGATATTGAGACAGATAATATCCTAGAATATATTATCTTCAATTATATTCATCACATCAATGGTCAGTTGTCAGTATCACAATTGCTTACTTCTATTGATATTGATGATATGAAAACGTTTTATTATTTGCCCATTGTGTGTTATATCCTAGGGCAATATTACACAGAATATTTTAAATCTGACGATATGATTCTGTCAGATCTTGCATCATAAACCTAAGAAAACAAACATTGCGGTAATATTCTGCTCAAACTAAGTAATCAATAGGAGGAATAACTATCATGTCTCTATTGAATAATTTTGGCCATCTCTTCGATAACTATCTGGTAGATAGCGCAATGGAAGCTGCTGATCTGTTGACCGCCGATCATGAGCTTGCATTTGAAGGTAAAGTTCATCTCGTTCCTGCTACTGAGGGCTGTGACAAAGAATGCTCAGAAGCTGATCTAGATGAGAGTGATCTGGACTATCTACTGGGAGATGAAGATCCCGATGAGGAATATGATGACTTTCTAGATGATGAAGGCGAAGAAGCCTGTTGTAAAAAGAGAGCCTGTGAGGGCTATGAAGGTCTTCTAGGAGCTATGGAAGGTCTGTTCAATAAAAAAGTTTATGATGAACATGCAGCTACTGCACTTGCCAAAGAATATGTTACCTATTATGGTAAAAATGGTCATGTTAATTTCTCCAAAGATAAATCTCCTCTAGAAAAATATTGTGACAAGTATAGAGGAAAGATTGTAACTATTGGAGGATATCCTGTCATGCTCGCAACCAACAAAAAGGGCGAGTTTACTGGTTTTGCAACTTCTGTTGTAGTCCCTGATTCTAAGCATCCTGATAATGCCGTTTTTGATTATCAGCCGTTCAGTGCTATTGAGCGTAATATGAAACTTCAAAAGATGAAGGATGCTAGAAAAAATCCGGCTACTGAATCTTATGAAGATGATGATCTCTCTGATTCTGATGCTTTAGAGAGTGCAATTGGTTCAATTTATGCAGCTCTTGAGGGCAAATGTGAAGACGATGATAAAGATGATAAAAAATCCAAGGATGATGAGGATTTTGATGAAGACATCGATGACGATATTGAGTCTGATGGTAAGAAATCTAAAAAAGATAAGAATAAGGATGATTCTGAAGAAGATGATAATGACGATTCTGATGAGGATTCCGATGATGATAAAAAATCTAAGAAAAAGAGTAAAAAAGATGACGATGATTCCGATGAGGATGACTCTGATGAAGATGACGACTAATCAATCCATAATGAGGGGGCTGGATTCTTCCAGCCCCCTCATTATTTTTGTCTTTAATAATCATCAAACCCAGGAATATCTGCCCAGGTTTCATTTATGACATAGTATTCACCATCCTCAGTTACTGTGATATCTAATCCCAATTGTCCAGAATTGACAACGCCGAGAATATTGAGATTGACATCATACACCAGCTCAAGAGACATTGCAGGCATTCCATCAATCTGATAACCACTCTCTGGACCATACATCGTGCGTCCAGTCACTTCAAATTTGGCAAGCCCGGTTTCATTTTCAGATTGACGAATTAAGTCCTCCATTACCTGGCCGGCGGTGTTGATAATAGCCTGCTCTTTTTCTTTATCACCTTGATTGGTGACAAACACGGTGAAGAGAATTAATGCAACACCGACGATTAGAGCAATCCCAAGTTGCTCGAGAGGATTTAACTTACGCTTTTTGGTCTGTGTAATCTGAACGGCTTCTTGCTGTAAGTTTTGTTCATTTTGGTCCATAATACAAGCCACCTTTACAAAATATTTTGGATATAGCTCTCCATATACCCATATCAATAATGTGTTTCATATAATTTTCATACATCGCCCAAACATGCATAATCTACACTTTTAAATAATCAGTTAACAAGGAGGTTGTCATCATGGCAATGATCATTAATGCGGATAGCCCTCCTAGAGTATATCATAAGAGTGATGAATATAAACCAACCGCTGAAGATTTTGCAGCGAATTCTGGTTCTGGAATGTCCCCTGAACTTGAGCAGGGATTTTCAGAATTAAAAAACGGGGCTATTCAAACTTTAAAAAGAAAAAAGATTCATTATCAATGGAATACAAAAAACAAATCTTTTTTGTCTCTATATAATGATCTCCATAAAATGGGAATCAAGAATAATAAATTCTTCTTAGCTATATATGACACAGAACTTGCTACAATTGATCCATATTCTCCAATCTTACCAATTGATTTACAGTTGAGAATTATCTTGGAATGCATGATCAATCCGTGGTATTTCTTAAGAGAAATCTGTCGAGTACCAGAAGATGGTATGCCAATTGAAATTGGTGGCGGTACTGCATATAGTATTGACCGTAATAATGCTGCATGCTGGTATTTATATTTGAATGGTATTGATCATTATCAGAGTAAACCTCGTCAGAGAGGTAAGACTGTAGATTGTGTGGCTAGATGTAACTATGCATTCCATTTTGGAGCTCTAGCCACCAATATGCTATTCTTTAATAAAGATCAGCAACAAGCTAAAACCAATCTATATCGATTAAAATGTCAACGTGATATGCTTCCTAGATGGATGCAGATGAAAACAATGATCGATGATGATGGGCGAGTAGACCGTGGGCAAGATAGTGTTACTATGATGCGTAATCCTGTTACTGGTAATACTATCTCGGTTATGGCAAGAGCTCTCTCCAAAGAAGCAGCTACAAAACTAGGTCGTGGCGCTACGGCTGCTATCCAATACTACGATGAGTTTGAGTTTATTCCATTCAATATGGATATTATCAATGCTGCATCTTTTGCATATTCTCGTGCTTCTGACAATGCTAAAAAGAATGCTTCTCTATATGGACGTATCTTCTCTAGTACCCCTGCTGACCTAGATTCTCGGGATGGTGCAGCAGCTACTGATTATATCAGTAAAATGCTTAAATGGGAAGATAAGATGTTTGATGAGCCTATTGAAAAAATTCGTAAGATTGCATACGGTCCCAAGTGTAACCATGTTGTGTTTGTGGAGCATAATTGGAAACAATTAAAATGCTCTATGAAGTGGTATGAAGATCAATGCGGTATGGTCAACTTCAATGAAGAGATCATCATGCGTGAGATTAATCTTCAGAGAATTCATGGTTCTAATCTATCTCCCTTTAAGAGATCGGATATCATGTATCTAATTAATCATAAATCGTCTCCAATTCAGCAAGTAGATATTAGTCAAAATCTTTGTCCCTTTAATATATATGAGAAATTAAATAGAAATATTCCTTATATTGTGAGTATCGATCCATCAGAAGGTCTATCTCAGGATAATAATGCATGTCTCTTTATCAATCCATATACATTAAAACCAGCAGTTGAATTTAAATCTCCCTATGTATCTCAACCCGAGTTAATGAAAATGGTCTGTAAATTTATGGATCGATTCTGTCCAAAATGTATGATTATTGTGGAGAATAACCGAGGGAGAGAAATTTTAAACTGCTTCCTAGATAGTAAATATAGATATCAACTGTATTATGATGATGGAAAACTTCAGAATGCCCCAGTTGATACATCAGATGAATATGGTAATCTAAGAAGAAAAGCATTTGAACGATCTGTCTATGGTTTCCACACTCAAAGTAACCGCTCTCAACTTTATGCAATCTTAGAAAACTTTGTAGAAGAAAGAAAAGATCTTTTGATCTCTGAATTTCTCATTGATGATATTTGTGGTTTGATTAGAAAGCCGAATGGTAGAGTAGAAGCTGGTCCTGGTAAACATGATGATATCGTCATGGCATATCTGATTGGCATCTATGTTTATTTCAATGCAAATGCAGAGTTCTTGGAAAGCTTTGGTATTATTCGGGGAGCATCCGCTCCTATGGATGATTATAATGAAGATGGAACTCTAACAGATGATGCTAAGAAAAGAGCCATTAAAACTTTACTTCCCGAACTTCCTCCTGAACTACAAGATCTATTCAAAGGAGTTATTGAGGAAAAATCTGAAGCTGATACAATCAATGAGAGATATAAAGAGATCTCTCAATTCAAAGAAACACATGGCCCATTACCATCTGAAATGGGGTATTATGAAAGAATTAGACAAGCTCAGGGTATTGGTAGATCTCCAGATATTGGAGACCAAGATTTCTGGAGAAGTTTTGATGAACAGACTCTAGAATCCAATAATCAAAATTTCTACGATGTAGATATTGATAGTTTTATGGGAGATTTTTAAAAAGAATATAAGTAGATAGAGACAAAAAATCTCTATCTACTTATATTTTCTTAGTCGTAAAATGACACCGAAATAATTATAATTTCACACACTTAAAAATGACTAGAGGTGAGAATCTTATGGAATTCAACAATTCCGCGATCGCTGACATCCTAGAGACCTTTGACACTGCTGAAATTTCTGAATTGATTGCAAATCAAATTACAAATCGGGAGAATTATAGTAAGCCGATCATTGACCATTTTCAGATGCTATATTCAAACTATAAGCATATGATCGAATCTGAAGAGGCAACTGAAGATGAGGTCGAATATGGTCGTGAGAAGTTCTATAAGATCTGCACCATTATTATTGCTGCAATTGAAGAGAAATTTGACATTTCCCTGGATGGAATTTGGCAAGAAAATAATGGCAAAGATCGCCCTGCTGTAACCTCTGCACTCTATACCTTCTTTGTAGTTGATTTGTACACTAATGTGCTTGAGATGCTGACCAATTACATTAAGAAAAATCACAGTGAGCTCTATGAGCAGTTCAAAGATATTCCGCGTCGTTCTCTAGCTACTTCTGTTGGAAAAGAAGCAGATGTCATCCTTCGTAACATTTATGATATCTCCTCTTTTATCTTCCAGCAAATGAGTGTGGAAACTGCGCTTAGCTACTTTGATGAGGGCTATGCGCCTGTAACCATCATCAAAGAGCTGTATAAGCAAGAAGTTATCACTGGTGAATTTATCAATGGTATTGGAGAGGTATTTAACTTCAACACCGGGTTCAAATCCAATATCGGATTTGATCTGATGTTTAAAATCAAGAACGGATTACTATCCGAAAACTAATTAAAAGGAGTCCTGTAATATGAATTGTGCACAAGAACCTGGGATGGGTGGAATTCCCGCATTTGATGTTAGTGAAGATGTCGCTAACAATGAAGCTCAACCCCAGACCTTAACTGAAACAGCAGAGACTGAATCTGATAAACTCGTCTTTGGGGCTTACTCCATGAATGATATTGATGACTATATTAAAAAGCTCGGCACTCTAACTCACATTGAATGTGCTGGTATGCTGAAGAGTGTGAAGAGTCATCGAGAAGAAATGAAAAATATCAAGAGCATGTATGACAATTTGAAAGCTCTTGAGCAATCTGAACTCGGTACTGATCTAGCAGTTCAGAATGCAGAGGATCAGATTAAAGCAAATAATCCCAATGATAAAGACTTTGATTTAGAGTCCTTTGCAGCAAACTATGATGCAAATATGGAAGCTCTGGATCGTCTCCAGAAAGCTCTTGAAGATAAAGTAAAAGAGGGAGAAGAGAAGTATTCCTCTAAATTCTACAATGATGAAATGATCCAAATGCTTGAGAAGAGAATCTCCCTTCTCAATCCGGATGATATCAATTATGAGTACAATCTAAAGAGATACAATGTAGTATTGAATGCAGTTCAAAACCGCACTGATCACAACTACATTATCAAGAGACTTATCAATATGGGAATGAATAAGAAGATCAGACGTGAGTTCTTAGCTGAGATGAGAACTAAGGAACTCAATATCGGTAAAATGAAGGGCCTTAAGAGGCTTGCAAACTCTGACACCCTGACCAATGTTGAACATTTTATGGTTATGCACTTTGGCCATTATGCCAAAGTATTTCTTATGGCGCTTAACCGGATTCTCCTATCTGAGGAGCGCACTGGTAAAGATACATGGGCAAAGCAGATCATTCTCAATGCTTCTGATCTTGAGCTTGGGATGTTTGACTTAATGGATCCTAAAGAATATGCTAGGAAGCTTCAAGAAGATATGATCCCTCTTTTGCTTAAGATTGTCAGCTATGACGATATGAAGAAAGTCTATCCTCACGTCATGGTGACTGTTGAAAACTATGATATTTGGGCAAAGTATAAATCCACTTGTGCTCCTACTGATGGGTGGAACTTTGTAGAGGAATAGTTTAAATCATACATTATTTAGATGAGCACAAAAACTCATTTGAATAATAGGAGGTAAAAATCAATGAAAATCGCTAACTACATTGTAGTGGACGCTGGTACAAAGTTCAGCGACCTGAAGAAAGGCGATGGGACTTATGCTTACACCGCAGATGACCAATATCTATTTCCCATCGGAAGTATTCTCCCGGTGATTGAATACAACCGGAGATGTTGTGGACTGGCAAAGGTCGTTGTCTGCGTGCTGAGAGAAGAGACCTCTACAGTGTATTTTAAGTTTGTCAGTAAAGATAACTATCCCGAGCTCTTCGGTGCCTGGAAAACTCAGAGCGGATCCAGTGGTACCGGTAGTGCAGGGTTTGGAATTCCTCGGCATAACCCCAACGGTTTTAATCGTGGAGGACGTGCTGAGAGTTTCGATGAAGATGATGACGAAGAGTTTGGCCTTTCGGCCGATGATCTTCGCGGTATCTTCGGTTAATCAAGATAAGAGGGGTGCTGAACTGGATCAGCACCCCTCTTTTTTATGTATTTTAACATGCCACTAATTAGCTCAAGATAGGAGATGAGATAATATATGGCTATTATTAATCCTGATAGATTTAATCAGTTAAAAAATAAAGTCAAGACTGAATGTGCCAGACGAAAAGGCACAGGATCAGTTACTGTATATTCTACAGCTCAATATGATTTTACATATACTCCAGCCAATGGAGTAGATGTTTTGACTGATCATTTTAATAAATTAGCTGTTCCAATTTATGCGATCCTCGGAACCCCCCCCCCGATGGAAACCGGGTTATTACAGAAACTGATATTTCTCAGCTAGAAGCAACGATTAATAATTTAGCGACAAAAGCCATCCAAGCTGGTAATCTAGCATCAACTGGATGCGGAGCATCCTGCACTGGATTATGTTTCAATGGATGTTATTCAGGATGTACTTCATGTACATCCTGTTCTGGGTGTTCTGGATGCGGTGGTTGCGATGGTGGATGCTGGGGCTGTGGAGGATGTGACTACTGGTGCTCTGGCTGTGAAGGTTGTTCCGGATGTGGTGGTTGTGATGGAACCTGTAGTGGCTGTACCGGGTGTGGAGACAGATGCACCGGATGCTACGGTAATTGCTCAGGGTGTACCAGTTGCACTGGATCGTGTGAATTTTCATGCGGTGGTGGATGTGTATCCAATGCAGCCAATGGATGGGAATAACTGATCACTCTCTTTTTAGTTAAATCGAAAGGGAGTGATTACAAGGAGTTGATTCTCATTGGCTAACATAATTAGTCCCGATCGATTTAACCAATTGAAAGCTAAAGTAAAAGCTGAGTGTGCCCGAAGGAAAGGTACTGGATCAGTATCATCTTATTCAACTGCAAGTTATGATTTCTCATATACTCCTGCAAACGGAGTTGATATTCTAACTGACCATTATCAGAAGCTTGCGACTCCTATTCATGCTATCACAGGTGAAGCAGATCAAACACCAAATCGAGTTGTTAATGAAAATGAAATTGCTAATTTAGAAGCGATTATTAATAATTTGGCGACTAAAAGTGTTAATGCCTCTAACCTTGCAGCTACAGGATGTAATGCATCTTGTACTGGTCTATGTTTCAATGGATGCTATACTGGATGTACCAGTTGTACCTCTTGCACATCATGTACCGGATGTTCTGGGTGTTCTGGATGCGGTGGTTGTGACGGTGGATGCTGGGGTTGCGGAGGATGCGACGGAAGCTGTGATGGGTGTAGTGGTTGTGGATCTGGTTGCGATGGATGTTCCGGATGCGGCACTCAATGTTCTACATGCGGGCATACATGTGGCGGATGCCAAGGATGCTATGGTCCTAGTAATTACGGCTGTAGTTCTCAGACTATGGGGTAACGAATATGCGATATGACATTACAGCTAGATGCGGATCTAGAATCTATCATCTAGAGCATGAGAACTCAAATTATGATTGTTTTACTTTAGTTTCCGGACCTAATGCCAGTATATATGAACCAGATTTTCCATATCATATATTACCGGTATATCTTCCTGAAGAAGATAATTATTTAAATCGATTCACATTTAGAACTGATTCTTTTTATTCGATTCACATGTGTGCAAATGCATTGATTTCTCCATTATATGATAAATCTTATGAAGGAGAAAGTCAAATTTTAAAAGATTTCTGGAATGAAAATAGTTATGAACTTGCTGAAATAAGCCCATATATCACATATTCATCTTCAATTACTGAAGTGACTTCGGACATTGAAAATAAACGTTCTAGTAAATATAGTATTTGTGCTAGAATGATTGGGTTGATGTGGTGCAGATACTATTCTAATCATATCTTTAGTGCTAGAGATCATCTTACTCGAGAATGGAAAAATCGATATTGGTTAGCAAAAGCAGGTAAAGTAACCGAAAGAGAAGTTAAATCTTGGCTAGATGAAATTACAACTCAATCTTTTAAAGATTTTTATTTAAATCAACCAGTTAATACTCAACTTCATGATGAATATAAAAAAGTTCTAGATAAGGTTTTAGAGGAGAGTCCGATAACCTAGGGAAGTGATATAATATGGCTAAGAATTTCGTTTCAGATAGCGAATATGTCTATCTGAATCGAGAATATGCTGAGGTATATATACCCAAAGATCTTTTTTCTAAATCAGAAGAAAGTATGAGTGAATCTGCTATTGCATATGAATATGGCACCGGATTTATGATTGTCGGTGTATTCTATATTCGATTCTTTGATAATGATAGAACCCCTCGAGAAGAAGTCCCTCTGCAAACTTTCTGTTATCCCAACGTCATTGAGACATATCCCAGTGAAAACTCTACTGTTAAACTTGATCTGGAAGATACTGGTGAAGAGGATACTTACCGAGTTCTGAAATACTATCATGGTGATATTGTCATGAATTCGGTCATCAAAAAATCAGTTCGTAACTGTGAGCAATTCATGGCTCTTCTAACATCTGGTAGAATTCCTAGATCTTTATCCTATTGGGATATTTTCCATACATGGGAAAAGAACTTTGAAATTAATGATTTCAATCCGAATGTTCCCTCGGTAGTTCTACAAGGGTTTATCTCAGAAGTATGTAGGATGAGAGATAATCCCCAGGTGCAATTCAGAAAGGCTATTGGAAAAGATCCTAATATTAGTCCAAGAGAGTATCAGGCTCTCAGTCTAAATGCAGTGTCTGCCTACTCGTCAACTATGAGTTCTCTGTCCTTTGAGAGAATTGGCGAGAAATTGACAACTGCTCTAATCATGCAAAAAGAAAATATCAAGCAACCCATCTCTCCAATCGAGAAAGTTGTCGTTATGTAGATAAAAAAGAGAGCGTGCCATTACGCACGCTCTCTTTTTTCTTTCATCTTCTTGAGGGTCCGTCTGCAGTCCTTGTAGACATGGATCAAATACGGGGTCACGATTGCAACCCCAATGATCACGCCAAACAGGTACTCCATCGGATCGGTTGTCGCGGCCATCAGAATGAGGTTGGCCATAACATCCGGAAACTGCATCATGATGATGAAGGTCACCACGAACGCAATGACGAACATGATGATGCACGTGTTCTTGAAATACTTCATAAACTTTTCCATTGTTATTCTCCTTTTACTGATAGGGGGTGTGGAGTTGTATTATCCACACCCCCTTGATTGTGATTAACCCTGAGGGCCTCCCTGGTTGATCAGGTCGATGCAGCCCTGGATGAAGATGTGCATCGGGGATTTCTCAAGGACCCGAACCGGGGGCTCCTGATAGATGATCTGCTCACCGCCATAGACGGTGGCCTTGTAGAGGCAGGCATAGATCATCTCTTTCAGCGCCGCCTGCCCCATGTTGGAGTAGCTGACATTGGAATTGGTTCCCCAACGGCCAACGTGAGCCGTATTGTAGTTGGCTTCCAGAATGTTCTTCAGCCCCAACACCTGGGTGGAACCGTAGTCCCCAGAACCGCCGATGCTCCCGCTCATCTGGAAGCAATACCCACGGAAAGGATGCAGATACTTGCACCGCTTTCCATTGCTGTATACCATGTGCATGAAGCCGTCCTTCTCCTTGAGGACGGCAATGCACACGGCGTTGTTCTCAGGGTTGTTATCCAGATAGTCGGTCAGAGACCGGGCGATGTAGTGCTGGTCCTCGTCCCAGTCGATGCCGGGGATATTCAGCTTCCGGACGTCCATGGTGGGCTGCAGCATCCAGAGAACCTGGATGCCCTCAGCGTTAAAGTCGGTGTGGGTAATGGTGGAGAGCTCGTCGATCATCTCGGCGGTGGGGTTGGTCTCGAAGCTGCGGATCTCGTCCCAGGTCATAACATCAACAGTATTTTTCATTTTATTAATCTCCTTTTTGTATTGATATTATTTGAAGTTTTTATTGCATTCTTACTTGAGCAGATCGTCCAGATCATGGTCGATAGCGTTCAGGGCATCGGTGAAGTTGCTGGTAGCGCTCTCCTCATCCTGGCCAGCAGTAAGGCTATCCAACGCAGCGTGAAGTTCCTCATGCCTCGCATCAATGCGGGTCATGGTTTCCTTCTTGATCTTTTCCAGTTCTTCGAACATTTTAATTTCTCCTTTCGGTTTGTGCTGTTTACTTAGTATACATCTCAGAGATTGCGGACTCGATTTCCGCGAAGTGATCCTCGAAGTTGGCGTCAACCCTGACGTCACGGACATTGCACAGGTCATTGCAGGTATCCTGCAGGAAAGCGATGAAGGCGTCCTTATTGATCGACACGGACTGCCCGGAGACCGTAATAACACCGGCCGGAATGTTGTAGCGCTTGGTGTACCTATCAGCCTCGAGATAGTTGTAGGCAGTGCTCACGATGACCTTCTTCACGCTGCCGCCGATGCGAACCGGGATAAAGTTGATGTAGAATCTTTTGGCGGGGGCCTCGTCGGAGTTCTTCAGAGAAATCCAAACCTGACCCTGAGCAGTTCTGACTTCCAGTTTATTTAACATTTTACTATGCTCCTTTTCAAAGTTTGTATAGGGCTCCGGATATTTTTAACCCGGAGCCCTAGTTGTGTTTTACTTCCGATACCAATGCTCATAGGTTTTGATAAGCTGCTCCGCAAGCTTCTCAGCATACATGCCAAAATCCATATTGATAATGGCGTGATTTTCTTTGGAGAGCTGATAGCAAATGCTCTCCAAGGATATGACCAGTTTATCCTGATCGATAGAAATATGCGGGCAGTCGATACCTTGAGTCACCTGATCAATTCCGGTGAGGAATTTCAAGGGAATATTAAACTTCCTCTCTTTCTTCTCGTTTACATGATGGGTGACAGTAACGACATTGAGGGACGATTGCGGGAAAATTGCGACGGGCCAGACGAACACGATGTGCAGCCAATCATAGCTTGCGGAGTCGAGGAGTGAAATCGAGCAATCAGTAACGTTGGTGCTTTCATAGAAGTGGTCGAACTCAAAGCACCTAATTCTAGTTTCGTTCATTTGTTGCCTACCTTTCTGGGTTAAAATTACCCATCAAATAATACAGAGTAAGACTGATTGCTTATCTCTGCTCATAAGAATAATATATAGGTCAATCTCGTTTTGATTCGGTAAAACAATGCTCGTACCACGGCCGAGGATTAACAAGGTAATAAAATATCAAAATCCACACTATAATGAGAACTCTTTAAAGGAGGTTATCTGAATGCCTGTTTCCTATCAAATCGTTCCTGAGCATAAGTACCCGCATCAGCATGTTCAGATCAACGATAATACTGAAGTACTGGCAAATTATTCCTCGGGTACAAGTGATATCACTGCATTGCTATGTGTATTCACCTCCCCTAAAGGTCGTGACAACAAGGTTTACACCATTGAGAATGGTCTGGCTGGGTTTATGGAGGAGTATGGCCTCGGTCCCTTTGCGGTCTATGGTCAGCCCCTACTGAATGCCTATGCTGCTGCTAAGAGCAATAACTGCAAGGTGCACTGCATGCGTGTTACTGCTCAAGATGCTAAGTATGCTACCAGTGTTCTCTATGCCAAGGTCACTTCCGGTAGTGGGGCCCTAAAGGTCAAGCTGTACACTGATGTCCTGAGTACTGATGAGGAGATCCAGTCCCTTGATGAGCTGCAGGATATTATGGATTATATGCCCCAGACCATTGATGATGAGGGGAATCTAATCCTTCCTCTGATGTGTGTGGCTTACATTGGTCGTGGTACGTATGGTAACTCCATCCGCTGGAGGATCACCACCGACAAGACCACTGATAAGCTGAATGACTATAAGAATTATTTCCTAAGTGTGTACACCACTGAGAATGGCTTCAACGAGAGGGAGCGTCACTCTGTTGCTTTCTATCCCGATGCCGTTTACAATGGTGCATCTATCTATGCTCCTGACGTTGTGAATAACAACGCTATGAGTACCACCGATAAGACTGGTTCTGATCTGATTAAGATCGCTGTCAATGCCGAGAGCCTCTCTGCTCTATGGGAAGCTTATAAGGCTGAGCAGCCTGACACTACTCTGACTCAGGAAGACTTCGATCCCCTGCTGGGTATCAATAAGAATACCCGTCAGCCGATTGAGGGTTATGAGCTCGAGATTGAGGATGACACCACTGGCGGTACCGCTGGTGATCATCCCGCTGTTGCCCTGAATACTACTACCGGCATTCAGCTTGGTGGTGGTAACGATGGTTCCCTGGTTCTGGGTGCTACTGATCGTGATCTGATCCTGCGCAACCTGTATATGGATGCGTTCTCTGGTAAGACCGATCCCTACATCAAGTCCAAGAACCGTTTCCCGACTACCCTGATCCTAGATGCCAACTTCCCCATTGAGGTCAAGCAGCTTATTGCTTCTCTGACCCTGGCTCGTGGTGACTGCATGTGCTGCCTTGACTGCGGTACCCAGATTATCACCAAGGCCTCTGTCCGTCCTTATGTGGAAGAGAATCTAGCTCCCTATATCACGAACCGCGTTCAGACCATTGAGGCCTGGTGTGAGAAGATTCGTGATCCGTATAGCCAGAAGGCTGTCACTGTGACTGCTACCTACTGGATGGCTGGCCGGTATCCGACCCACATCTATAACTATGGTGGCAAGCATCGTCCTCTGGCTGGCAACCGTTTCGGTGTAATCTCTGGTTATCTGCCCAACTCTGTCTATCCGTACTTCGATGAGGATATGGACTTCGACGAGATGGATGCTCTGGCCGAGATGCACGTCAACTACTGCAAGTACAATGCCAATCAGGAACTGTGTCGTGCTATGCAGGATACTCGTCAGGAGAAGATGACGGTCCTCTCTGAGATGAACAATATGCTGATCGTTCTAGACATCAAGCGGGATGCCGAGCGTATTGCTGCTCAGTTCGAGTATGACTTCACTGAACCTGAGGATCTTGCCCGTTACAACGCGGCTATGCAGGTTCTGGTTGATAAGTACCAGTCTGCTCAGGTACGTAGTATTACTGCTGCTTACTCTCAGAATGCTTGGGAGGCTGAGCGCAACTACATCCACCTGAACATTGCCCTAGTCTGCAAGGATCTGATCCGCGTTACCATTATCGAGATCGACGTTAATCGTAGCACAAACTGATAATATCTTCAGGTATACGATTTCTTTATTGGGGATTTGGATTCTGCAAAATATAATTAACTGATAAAGGAGGAAACAGCGTTATGGCGCTATTTGATGACCAGAGGCGCCAGCCTGGTGTGCCCAAGACAACCCAGACCGGCATTCGAAATAGTGTAGCAAGTTTTAATAACTTCTCCTATTTCCTAGGCGGCATCGATGTCACGTCTCAAAACATCGATCAGTTCACGCCTTATATTCGTGGCGTCTCTCGTATCTTCCTTCATAAGCCCCCCACGTATATGAATATCAAGGGGACCTATGAAGAGGAAACCACTCGTTTCAAACAGTATCTGGAGACCGGCTATACTTCCATCGACGGCATCAGCGATATCTCTGTTGAGTTCGTTGACTTCGAAGGTGGTTTCAATGGTCAGCGTTTCAGCAACGTGTCTATGGCGCGTGATGATACTGAGTCCATTACCATTTCCGTGTATGAACTGGCGGGTTCTCCTGTCCGTGAGTACATTGATACCTGGGTAACCGGTGTTCGCGATATCCGTTCTGGTATCGCTCACTACCACGGCAAGATTGCCGATGGTTCTATTGGTTACAAGGAAGGCAACCACACTGCCGAGATGATCTATACCAACATGGATCCCACTGGTCTGCTGTGTGAGTACGTCTGCATGTTCGCTCATATGTTCCCGACCAAGGTTCCCAAGAACCATCTGAACTATGAGAAGGGCAATCGTGACAATGCTCTACTGGACCTCGAGTTCCGTGTATCTAAATATGAGTCTCCTGCCATCAATGCCATCGGCACTTGGTATCTGGAGAACTCTCAGGTCAACTACAACTACCTGGACTTCGATCCGACGATCGGCGAAAAGGCAGTTTCCAATTACTCCACTTACGATTACGGCGCTGGCGGTGCTATGCACGAGCACAAGTAATCATGAAAATATTGAAGGTAGTACCCAATGGGTACTACCTTCAATTTATCTTTAGAACTGATCCTCTCCAAATCCTCCACCAGGATTACCGAGATCTCCCATATCTTCACCACCACCGAGATTATCATCCAATCCCTGATTGGAACGATCATAATCTGTAACTTTACGAACTTCGAGAATGGCTTGACGAAGATCTTCTTCAATTTCATCCATGTCGAGGAAGGGAGCATTTCGAGTGATATATTTCTTCTTGAACTTAGCTTTGACCTTATCAGGATCTTTGATCTCACTCTGAGTGGTATCCTGACCAATCATCATATCTGCAAATGCGTCTGCAGACCGATTGATAGTATCCAGATACTCCGCCACATTAGCATTGCTAAGAACTTTAGGCCTGGATAGATTAAACTTAAGAGAAGTACATGCCTTCTTCTTAAGCTCAGGATCTAGAGTACTACCCATCACTAGAGCTTTATAAACTTCTGTGGTGGGCTCTTCCAGATCACTCTGATAGCAAGCCACACGGGCAGCTTGCTTAATATTTGCAGTAACGATGGACCTAGAATAATCAGCCACATCAGTATATTCCATAATAACGGAAGGAACACCACTACCTAGAATAGTCAACTTCTCAAGCCACTGTTCCATATCAGTGCTCATATCAAAGTTCTGACCCTCTTGGACCTCAAACTCAACCAACTTTTCATTATTTTTAGACTTGGGAAGCTGGATGTTATTATTTCGACTAAACTTACTGAAGATCATATTAGTAGAGAGTAGATCATTGAAGGTAATATTACCCTCTTGCAGCATACGAATTACTCTCTGAATATGATTTGAACTACCAACATCAATAGGACCTTTGCCCACATAGGCAATGGTCTTATTAGCAGATTTATTCATGTAATTGAGTAGCTTTGTGATAATAAAGGAGAGAAGGAGTTTTCCAGGGAATAGAGAGTCCATCAGCATAGACTCACCATTACCATTCTCATCCTCATTGATAATAAACGGAGTGATACAATCAGCGGGGATAAACTGAATAGAGTATTCGTTATCCACAATACCATTTGCAATCAAACAGTCAGCGATCAGCTTCTTATGCTCAGAGTACTTAGAGATGAATTTGACTGAGAAACTATTAATAATACCACCTGCGATGGTATCAATAATATCAGTCATTACTTGCTCTTTCTTTTTCTCAGACATAGAAGCACTATTAAAGATAGTCTGAGTATTGACCAATGTAGTATCTTTTCCATTGATCGATTTCTGAGCTTTCTTAGCAGCTTGCTGATTATGAATGTAATAATACCCGACTACGGTATTATAAATTCTGATCGGAATAATATTCTTCGCATCAATATATTTAAGATAGGTCCCACTAACCTTAAATTTAGAAGGCTTAGTTCCACGTTTAGAGGTATCAATAGAACCCTCTGTATCTACATTATCGCTAATTTCTCCAACACTTCTGAAGAATTGAGTGTAATAAGGAGATACTCGACTATCCTCCATCTGCTGGATATCATGAGCGCTCTCCATAGCATCTTCAATTAACCAGTCATCATTGCAGGTGATATTCGGAATAGATAGACTATCTTTGACAGCCTTTTTCTCACTGGCAGATAGATACCCCATGTCATCAATTGCTGATTCTATGGCCGGCTGCATCGAAATACTATCAGTTGTAAACCAAGGACTAGTACTTTCAGTAGCAGGTTTCTTAGGTTTATTCAGATTAAACCCTGCCTTCATATTAGCAGGAGGCTTCTGAATTCCCCTATTCACAGAAGGTTTACCAGTTACCTCTTCAGGTTTAAACCAACCCTTCTTAACCCGCTCATCATACTCTGCAAAGAGTACATCATAGGGTACATGATATATATAAGAAGACCCAGTGACAAGGGCCTTCTTGTAAGTGATATTTTTAAGTTTCTTTAGAAGCTTCTCATCTTGCTCGATTCTCTTGATTTCGGCCATTACCTTCTCTTGCTCATCCTCGGTCAGATTGCTACCAAAGGTAATGGTACGACTAATCGAAGTTGAAATATCATCAGCACTTACAATTCCATCTAGAGTTACTTTGACAGCTTCTCCTAGGGCTGGAATAAACTTACTGATGAACTTTAGATCAGAGATCTCAAGATACCGGTTCTTATAAAGATCTTGAAAATATCCATAGATATCACCCACATCTCTAGTAAAGAGCTTTGTGGGATCATCCTCTTTGGTATCATTTGTTGCCTTTGCATTCTGAGCGGTCATTGCATTGATAAAATCAATCATTGACCCGCCAGATACACCCTTACTAAAGTTGATCTCATCAGCCAGTAATGATTGTATCTTAGAATCTTGACGACTCAATACCTCTCGATCTCTAAAACCAGGGTCTACGGTATCTAAGACCTTTTTCGCCAATGTGTCTAATAGCTTAACTTGCTTTTGAACCTTATCGGGTTTTAGACCCGAAGACTTATCGGCCATATGTCTATATTCACCAACTTTCATTGAAAATAAAGTAGCAAATCCAGTAGATTACGGGAGTGTTTCTCTACTGGATTTGCTACATTCAATGATTTACAGGTATGTGGCAGTTACATTGCTCACATTCATCGTTGCATATTCATTTCGATACTTCATAATTGTCATTCGACGACATTGCATTGCAACTGCATTTGCATTGATCAATAGAGTCGCTGCCTTCTGTCGATTCGGATTAGCATCCGCCTTAGTATTACAAGCTTTTCCAAATCGATCAAGCTCAGCAATCATATTCTTGATCTGAGTATCGGGTTGAAGTTTCTTATAATGTCGATCATCCATATTCTTCATAAGGAGAGTCTTGATCTCATCTTGGGCATTAACCCAAACATCATTGATATCCTGAGCAGTTTTTACAAACTCATCAGAGTCATAATCAACTGCTCGAATACCTTTTAGAAGTCGATCAGTATCTGCAAACGCTCTCCTCATGGGAATTTCAAGAATGACATTTCGAACCAATTCGTTCGGATCATTTCGAATTCGAACAAACCAGAATCTCTTAATCGCTTCGATTGCTCTCTTGATCAGTTCTCCAAGAGCCTCTAGAGTGGAAGAGATGAATCCTTCCATTGCAAAGTCTTTCTTTCCCAGAAGACTTTCATATAAAGACAGCGAAGTCTCTTTCTTGATGCTTCTACTACATTCATCAAGAACTTGGATTTCAGGACAAACAGTCATTCTATTTACCTCCTAATAGGGTACATGTATGTGCTCATATTAGAAGATTGTCATAAAATATGAAGGGCAACCGTCATGGTTACCCTTCATATCATTAGTTTCGATAGTTGATATTGAAATAGATCGTTCCATCTGCGATGTGACAAGACACATCTTGGATTCTCGATTTATCTTCAGACTGAACCCTGTTACAGAAGTCAATGAAGTCATCATAGTATTCACTAAGAAGACCTTCAAAGAGCTTATAGTTCACAGAGTTTGTCAGTTGATCTACAGTTAGGTGCTTAAAAATGTCTACGCGATCTCCTAATGTGATGAAATCATCAATTTCAACTGGAAGGCTTTCATCTATAGGCTGAGCAGACATCTCATCATTAATCAATGGAGATCACCGCCTTATGTTTTCGACATTACATCGAATGCCTCTTGCGCCGCAGCACCCGGGTTCTTTGAGAGGGATTCGCGCAGCATATTTCTATGCTCTCTCATATAACCCAATTCTTTATATGTCATGTGTAAGATATCATTTAATGAAAGTTGGCCCTTGAATTCCCATAGAACCTGATCAACGAATCCTAGGATAGATCTTATAACATCATCTCCATGGACATATCTTGGGCCTTCCGAAAAACCAGTTGATTAATACTCATATTCAAGGTGGATTTTGCTCCGCAGTTCGGACAGACAAGATTCATCTTGAAAACGGGATTATACTGGAACTTCTCGGAGATTTCCTTCGATAGCATTTTGATGTCGTCATCAGGCAGAGTGCCAACGATTTCCATCAGGGTGGGAAGTAGCTCATCTTCGCTATCGATCTCAGAATACCGACCAGTATCAGTATTATAGATATAGATAGCGTGCAGATAGATCGCAATAAGCGCATGATAGGACTTGATACGATCTTTAGGATCAATAAGGTCTAGAATCTTCTGTGCCTTTGCGATGCTAGGCACCTCAACATCATACATATTTCTGGTAAACGGAGACTTATATCTCTGGGCTTCATGCATCAGCTTATTTGTCTCAGCAAGAGCATTGGCATTAGTCCGATTACCCAGAATGAAATCAGTCCGCTCTTTAAAGAAGTCAGAAAAACCATCCATAGAGAGCAGAGTCTTAGTATTGTACTTAAACTTGAACTCAGTATTACACCGAGTGCAGTTGAAACCAGCTTCAGCAACTTCCTGTTGACCAGCGCATAGAGCACCAAATAGACACATGTCTACATCACTAAAGGCCACAGAGTTGCAGAATGTCTCATAAGACATCCTAGCATAGTTGACGTACTCACCCTTCTTGAGAATAGTACCGCCAACGAATTGATCATAGATAAACTGAGACTTACGAGCCAAAGCTTCAGCAGGCTGCTCATCATCATTAGCAATTACAGTCATCAGTTTGATTAGCTGTGCACCGCGGAAAGTGCAATAATCACCAGTTGCAGGCAGTGGCACAGAATACTTTGCCAGACCACCACTGATTGTGTGTAGAAACTCAGCTTGATGCTTAATATCAATCTTATCAACTGCAACATTAGCTAGGGATTTATCTTCAATAACGACAAGGCGAATTGTCTTAGCCTTAATCATCTTATCTTTCTCTTCAGGAGTGAACTGATCAATGGCGGCGGATTCCTGCTGCTTATTGATCACGATATCAACATTCTCGCCAGGCTTTGGAGCATTGTGCTCAGCATTAAAGGCCTGGGCATCTCGCATCAAGTTTGCCTTAGTGGCCTCAATAGCCTCAGTGGGAGATAGACCTTGAATGATCATATCCTTCCGATACTTGGCGTACTTGTCACGAGCAGTCACCACATACTGAGCAAACTCCTCTTCAGAGACATCAGGCATCACCTGGCGAAGAGCGACCTCAGTAACACCTTCAATGACAAACTGAGTATTTGTCTTAATGGGGGACTGAGGACCAATCATAGGACCAGGGGATAAATTTAGATTTGCATCAGTAGCCACAGGGACCGGAGTAGGACCTTTCTTACTAACCGGCTCACTGTGAACTGTAGGAGCCTTCGGAGGGGGAGGAGTACCGATTACAACAGCACCCGGACCACTGTATCCTTCTTCAATAGGCTCAGGATCATCAGCTTTCATAAACTCAGGATTCTCCATCTGCTTACGGACCGTATCAGCAATAGAACTTAGGTTAGCAGCAGGAGAGCTGGTAACTTCCTCATCCAACGGAGTAAACATATTATCCGACATAGAAAAGTCTCCTTTCTATTTTACCAAGGTGTGATTGCAAAGTTTGTGATCTTCTTCTCAACAGTGGCAGCAACTGCAAAGCTGAGAGATTGACCATTATCAGTGAATGTAATACCGATTACTAGAATCTTCTGACCTTGATATTCTGCGGAATCCACCTTGATCTGAGTTATTGGTAACTCAGGTAAGTATGTTTGGCATTGAGATTCAATCTCCTCTTGTAGACTAGCAATTGCTGAGTCTAGATATTCGTATTCATAATCTTGTATACCAATACCCATCCTAGGAATAGATGGGTAGGTGCCCTTCCGTAAAAAAAGAAGATTGAGTACTAACCTCGGCCAAGCAGTTTTACCAGCTAACTCTGCTGGTTTATTAAAGACATTTAGTCCTAATAACTGCTCTTTTTTATTTGCCTCAGTTGCCACTTATATCACCTGCCTTATATGTGTGGAAGCTAGTAATTAACCATCTGTAAATTTAAATAAAAAATAAAGAGGTGGCCGGTAAAAGCCACCTCTTTATTTTACATCGCCTAGGGAAGCAGATTAATATGATCGATCTGAGACAGAGTGCCCGGGACTTGATTACGTGTGGTGTAGTCTTTAATTATATTGGCAAGTTCATGACTTTCGCTAGTGGTGAGACGAACTATCATCTCCGCCCGATTATAAAGATTCCGATACATTAAATCAGCCGAAGAGATATATACTGATTGATTGCAAAGATTTCGACTCAAATTAGTCTCGAAGATATATACTCGGTCATGCTCTAACCAAATTCCAACAGCTCGATGCAGTCTGAGATATCCATGATCTTCAGCCTGATTAAATTTCTTCTTTTTAATAAAATCAAAATATGGTTGATTAAAAGATGTGCGCACGATTAGATCAATATTAATTCCGGCCTTAGCCGCAGCTAGTAATTCATCAATGATATCTCTGTCCATCAAATGATTACATTTGAGTATGATTCGATAATCGTATTTCATACTCTCTGCGGAGTGAATCATTGCAGAAATATTACCCATAATGGTACTCTTTACCATGTTTGCAGAGCTATATCCATCCGTTGGAAGAAAATTTCCTTTGTATTTAATAAAATCAGTCGGAGCAAATACGGGCTTTGTATTCCTAGTAAAGCACGAGAAAGATTTCCTTCCGAGACATTTGAAGAGAGCAATTGCTTGTGCTGCAACTTCTGCCCTACAGGTAATGAACTGGACATCTAGATAGCTTTGTGCATTCTTAAAGTTATAATTACCAGTGGAGATATGAGAATATGCAATATCATTTTCATTCTCATCGGTGCCAAGAGCAACAAACATCTTTGCATGAACCTTCATCCCACAGAAATTCGTAATAACCTTTACATTCTGATGGGCTTTGAGCCGATTATATACATTCCAGTTTCGAATCTCTTCTCCACGGGCATTGAGTTCGATATACACTTTGACTTTGCATCCACGATTTGCAGCCGCAATTAGGCAATCCAAAATCGGATTTCCATCCGAAATCCGATAGAGTGTCATATAGATTTTCTTGATATTCGAATCATGACATGCTTGATAGATAAACGAATATACAAAGGAATAGCTTTCAATCGGTGTACGGATTACCGTGGAACCTTGAGGAGGATAATTGAAAGCTGTTTCAGATGGTACGACAAAATGGTTCGTAAAATCAGTATCAACTCTCATAGTATACCGGAGACCATTGCATAGTAGGATTCTACGTCTACCCGTAGCGTTTCCATAGAGATCATAATCGTAATGATAGTCAAGGCCATTTGAGACTATGAGATTTGGATCAAATCCAATAATTTTCTCAAGAAAATCTCCTGTGACCTCGGTTAGTGTCTTTGTGGAATAATTAAGTTTATTTTGAAAAGGGAAAAATATAAGAATCGCAGAGCTAACTGCACTCTGATTGATTGCGATTATATCCTCCATATCCATTTGATCAGCACATGCAACGACATCGATCTCATTAGCACAAGTATTCGGAAGAACTTTGATGATTGCATAATCATCGGTAGCTGGGGCCTCAAGTGTAAATTCGATCAGATCAAAGGTCTCAGTTCCAAGATCAAAGATTCTGCAGTTAATATGATCAACTACCCATCTGTACTCAATCAGATAATAGTGATTGGGCATAAGTTGAAGGATCGGATTTGAGCTCTTAGTACCTACATAAAGTTTACGCAAAATACCTTGCTCATCATACTCAAGTATATCAGATGCAATATTGATTTCATTAAATACATCAGAAATCTGAGCAGCAATATTCTTCCGATCATCTATTGGCATCCGATTGAATTTACTGCTGAGATACTCCTGGAAGTTATCCACGACAACTTTAGCAAAGAATATCCTTTGCTCATAGTACATATCATCCCTGGACTGCATAAGGGATAAAATTCTTCGATTAAATGAGATCAAACTATCCGCGCGAATGATCTCATCACTTAGGTTGTCCAGATGTAACTTCTTCCTTGGCTCAGCCTGCTTGATTAAGATATCAAGCCGATCTTTCTTTTTTCTAGAGTTACCCATTGAATTCACCTCATGAAAACATAGTAGGGGATTTGCTCAAAAGAATAATGTGTCAGTATTATTCCAGAAAAACAACGACGTAACTAATTGCTTTGTAAACTGTGAGGTGAACTATATATGGATGGACTCTATGCAGTTGCATCTTCATCTGTCAGTAGTTTATACGGAAATGTAAACTGTGCAATTCGTGAGCTCATCTTATCGAGATTCCCTCGTGATTTCTTTAAGTATGTAGCAACATCCACTGAATTTGCACAGAGGAATATTAGACGACAATTTGGCGGGAATAACTCTGGAAAAGAGATTAGTAAAAGGGCTAAACCCCAGCTAATCATCCAACCTCTTTATCAGGAACCCGATCGAGATTCCTTTTTACAAGGGGTTCCTCTAACCAGTAACTTTGATGATATGCAATATCGAACTGATAGACGATATCTCATGACCATTACAAGAGATGATGAGTATGGATACTGTCTTAAATACAAACTCAATCGAGATCGAATTGAGTTTGAAGTAAGACTTGTATTTGATACTCTTCACCAACAGCTCGATATCTATAAAACATTACAGAATTCGATTCGATGGGAAAGATCTTATACCAGGAATACTGCTCTAGAATCAGTCATTCCTAAATCGATCATTTATCATATTGGAAAGATCTGTAGAATGGATGTACAGTCTGATGAATATCAGATTCCCATTCTACTGAATCGTCTTAATAAGACTTCTGCTTATCCGATCACATATAAACTCAGAAATGCATCTGCAACTGATGAGTATTATATGTATTACATGCATAATATGATCGTCACATTTTCAGATCTAGCTATCGAGGAAGGATCTAGAAGAAACTTTGTAGATGATCACTATGATATTCGATTCAAAGTAACTGCTGATTTTAATCTTCCGGGAATGTATATGATCACTGGTAATATTGAGAAACTTGCGAATTACCGTGCATATATGCTCGCAATGGGAGAACATAATCGGCCTGAAGATTTCACATCTTCTGACTATATTCCTCTATTCACCATTGATAATATTTATAGTCGATTCCCACCTGAAAAAGATGGGATGAGATTACTAGGATCCTCTCGATTTACTTGCGACAAAAAAGGAGAGCGAGATTCTCTTGAGATCGATCCTATCTTTAGTCTAGAGCAACGTAGAGCAATTCAGTTCTACACGACATATAATATGCAACCAAGTGTTTTGGTTCAAATCATCGTTTTATGTAATAACGATATTCTTGAACCTAATAAAGACTATCTCATGGAGTGGAATGATTTCAAACTAACCATTCTAGATCCAGATCCAGAGAAAACATATCGTTTCCTAGTTTATCATAATCTAGCTCTACTCAATGAGATCCAGGCTGATCTTATGGATGAACACAATCTGGATAAGTGGAGATTAAAACCAAAAAATATTCATCAAGAAGATCAATTCCCGAAACCTGAATTACCAGAGTATCCAGTTCCAGAACCAGAGGAACCTGAAGAGCCTCCTAGTAAAGAGGATATTCAAAGTCCAGTGGGCACATGGGCAGATATTCTTGGGAATTCTACTGTATATAATACGGCAAATAATCTGAAATTTGAATAAAAAAAGAGGGTACTGGTATTATCCAGTACCCTCTTTTCTTTTTAGAGATGGCTCAAAAGAACTCTGCCGATCGCAAGGGCAACATCGCCCTTTGTGAAGCCTTCTTCTTCAACGTTGACGCATTCGCTAACGTTCTGGATGACCTCGTCGCGAATTCGACGATGTATTTCACTTGCGTAGTCATCGGTACAATGCTTCAACAGTTCAAGCATGACCATGTCAACCGAATTATTTGCCACGGGATTCACTTTATCAACCTCCTTTCTACTAAAATAATGTATCGTTGAGATTTTTGCATAATTGGATGAATCAGAAATCAGTTATAGGATACATTATTAGAATGAATATACAAAGGAGGTATTCACATGAAACCCTATAAACCGAGACCATATCCTCGGATTACGAGAAAAGAGTCGAAGCCGGAACCAGATCCTACTCCAAAGCAAAAGCCTAAAGAGAAAGCTAAGCCTGAGCCTTTATTCCTGCTCTCTGATGATGAAGTGCTCAATAAAACATATGAGTTTGCTAAATTACTCAGAGAGCCTATCACTGAAGTCGTCACAAGAATCTTTGAGCAGATGCAGGCAGATAATTATGGGTGTTTGGTATGGGGAGCTGTCAGTGGTGCAGAATGTATTGCACTCTACTTTCAATTTTGTCTGAATAAATATCTCTATTTTCCCAGTGAAATATCGGATGAAATTCAAAGTATGTCTAAAGTCAGTTTAGCAGTTAGCACTCTCTATGGGAACTTTGCTTTAGAGCTAAATGTATCTCCTCTAGAGCAATTCCTGGATACTGCTGACGAGAACTTTGACTTTACAAATCTACATTTTACCCAGAATCTAATAGACACTGCAGCTTCCCTAATTGCAGAATCCTATGGTCAGATGTTTGGCTGCTCTACCTGTGAACCTGAGCCAGATTTTGTATTTGAGTGAGGGAATGATATGAATCGAGATGATATCAATCGATATATCGACAGATCATGCAATACATTCGTTAACTCAGTATGTAAACTCTTAACTGAGAATGAGTTAAATAAAATTGCAAAGATCTGTCTTAAGAGGGAGAATAACCCTCTGAATCTGGAGATCAAATTCATCATCAGCAGACAGTTTATTCCCAATGGGACATTGACCACGAAAATCACAGCTACATATACCTGGTGGGTGGGGAGAGGATTTTGGTCGGCAGATATCACTGGATATCATACTCAGCCATTTGATAACTACCAAGACTTGATGAATTTTGTATCTACCCACCTAGATAGTTTTAGAACTAAAGTAATTGATGATATCCAACGGTCTGGACTTCGCAGGTCATTTAAAATGCTAACTTGACGTTGATATATGATTAATATGAAGAGATCTAAATCATATTAATCATATAGGAGGAATGTCAAAAATGGCTATGCGAATTTCAAAGGATCGTTATTACTGTAACATCGCTGCAGCAGTAGCTGCTAGGAGCACTTGCCTGAGAAGGCACTATGGTGCGGTGATCGTCAAGAATGACCAGATTATCTCCACCGGTTTCAACGGTGCTCCTCGCGGTGAAACCAACTGCAGTGATACTGGTACATGCATCCGGAACGAGAATAACTGTGAGAAAGGTTCCGGGTATCTTTTCTGTCCTGCTGTACATGCGGAACAGAATGCAATCATTCATGCTTCCAGAGAGCAGATGATTGATTCCACCATTTACGTTGTCGGATTTGAGGTCGAGAAGAAATCCGACAATCCTCTGGCGCCAGCAGTACACGCAGATCCTAGACCGTGTGCTCTGTGTCGTAGACAGATGATCAATGCTGGTATCAAGCGAGTAGTTGGTATCGATCCTGATCGAAACATTGTGGAATATAACATCCACAATTCCGATGTAGAAGTTGCCCGAATCGTCGAAGAGGATCTCATCACTGATCTAAATCAGGAGCTTTCCTATCAGATGACTCAGGGTTATGATAAAGAGACCGTTACCAGGTACATGAATTGGTACATTGAGCATTATTTCAAATAAAAAGAAAAGAGGGTGCTGGTTCATATCGGCACCCTCTTTTTTGTATGTGAATTGACAACTTGCTAATGCCCCAGAGAGGGCTCTATAATAAGGAGGTGAAATGTGATGCCACAATGTCTTGTCAGATCTCAGTGCGAATGGATTGTTCATACCTATGGAAAAGATTGTACCTTTTATGATAAAGATGGAAATGTTATTCGTACTATGAAAGGAAGCATCACTGAGGAAGATCTTCACAACAAGTGTTCCCATACCGGTGTATTTATGTTCAGTCAACGAGTTTACGATCAATCGATCGGTGGAACACTTACTTGTGAGAATGAGACATATCAGATCGTAGATATCAAGGGCACTGGCCCAGATCATCGGTCTCATATGTTCATCTTTTGCAATAAGATTTAGTGTGTTGAAGGATACTGGATAATAATTCCAGTATCCTTCATTTATTATAAAGTATAAACTAATAAGGCCTCGTAATGTGGCTTCAATATAAAGGAGGAATGATGAAATATGGCAAATCGAGTTCAGAGTCAGGCAGAATGGATCATTGATACGTACGGAAAGGATTGTCAGTTCTTCAAAAACGATAACACGGAGGTGGGAACTCTTAAAGGTGCTATCGTAAGGGGAGCTCTTCCTGGAGAGTACAATTATGCCATCAGGCAGGGTGGCACGTTCAATGATATTCATGTCGGTCTATTCCTACTAGATCAGATTCTTGATGATGCTGGTGTTGGTGGTACCATTACTAGTGATGGTGTGAAGTATTCTATTCAGGGCAGGCTAGGTTCAGAGACCAGCTTTGGTGGGCAGCCCTTTACTTATCTCTTTCTTGACAAAGTAGCTTAATTAAAAAAGAGGGGTGGTAACTTTTGCGTTACCACCCCTCTTAATTTTGTCAATAGTCGATACTGAACTCTTCAATTGCATCAGGATCGAAAATGAGAATGGATGATACATCCCAAGAGTATAGTACATTTCGCATTCCATTCTGCATAGTGACAAACATTCCAGCATACCCTTGGGCTATCATCTCTTCAAAATCAATATAGTACTGATGATAGAAAGATGTGAGATAGGTTTTCATAAAATCGATATCGTCTGGTGAATCTTCTGCATCATGATATCGAAAAATTCCAGGCAGACGACAGACTTCATGTGGATCATTACTCGCAAAGATCTTAGCTCCAGGTTTGATTTTGAATAGAAATGAAGGTTGAAGGCGTTCGTGAAATGCCTCAAGAAGTTCACAATGCACATAATGTTCCCATTCATCTTCTCCAGTGGGATTCCAAGGAGTTCCCCAAAGTCCCCCCATTGGTTTATCAAAATGGAGTTTTTCACATTCCCGCTCATTTCGGATAGGTTCAAATTTGTTAGGATCAAAATGAGAATCTCCATGATGGATAAATATCATATCTTGAACGCATTTTAGCATATCAATACCTCATCCGAATTAATGTAGTAAAAATAGCATTATTACTTTCATACATAATACGATCTTCATAGATTGGCATAATCGGTTTATAATCATGCAAACTCCTGATGAAATTAGTAGCCTCCATCACAGCTCCACCAGGTGTAGCATTAGAAAAGACTTTATTAAAAATATCGAACTTAGTACATGCAGTTGGAAAAGAAATATGGTATGGCATTGGTCTGCAATCCGATGCGAGAATTTCTTTGTAATATAACCACCCATATGCAGATTTATGTCGATATGCATTGTATGCACTTGTTATTTGTAGAGCATTTCTACCCTTAAATTTAATTTCATTTCTACCCTTAAATTTAATTTCTGGGATAGTTTCCTCAACTTTCCAACCAAATTTTTGATCTAAATAAGATTTATTATACAGATATCTTGTATTTGACATAACCCCAAATAGGTGTAGATCAATAAAGTGAAACCATACAGTGTGAATTTCATCTACAAAGATCCCATTTTTTGTATATTGGATATAGTGTAGATTCACAGGATATCCAATATTGTAGCAATCTCTGGTCTCTTTGATTAGATGACTTGCGTAAGGATCTTCTTTTAAATTATATTGCGCACCGCCGTAATATTCAGCAATTGGTCTGCTATAATTTCCGACATGATAACCAATGACAATACCATCCTGCACATAGAAATAGATATCCTTTGCACAGGCCATTGCGGCTACAATCGGAAGACTTTTATCACGAATTGCATTACCATTAGATCTTAGCATATTCAGAGTTACAATTAGACTGTCGTAAGACAAATTCGTTGCATCGAAAAAGTCGCGTAGAGTTTTGCTAAAATTCCTCTTCATATTATATTCAGTGGTAACTGGAGAATGGACATCGGTATGCAATGTCCGTTGATATTCTCTGAGCTCTTGAGAATAGAACCACAGATCATCTATATAGGTATGTGTAACTTCATCTGCCCATCCGCCCGCATCACAAGGAATATCTTTAATCGTAAGCATAGTTAATCCTCCTTATATACTCCGACGATAAATTTATTTTCGGGATCCGGATATCCATAATCTGTCTGGATAAAAGATTTATCAGTTTCTCCGTTATTCCACCATTCACCTTCATAAATCATGGTGAGATCAGTCATATCAAATAGATATGACTTTGTAAGATACCTATAGTGATCTCCTTGCGGAATGAGTTTATTAATTGAAAGAGTGTATGCTCTACGGGATGAATCTACCGGGACAGTATTGGGCTTATCAAAATCATCGAAAATAACCCCAGCACATTTTCCCTCGTTATAAATCAGACGAATTGTCCCGATCTGAATTAATCCAGAGATAAAATCGAAGCAGCCACTTCTGGCAGCAACTTCAAATTCGCGAGGATTGGTAAACTGATTTCTTTTGATGCGATCGACCATATCATTCATCATATTTTGGATATGTTCATGGAAGCTGAACCATGCATATCCAAAGCGATCCATCGCCTCGTCATAAATCGGTTTGGACAACCAGGTGATTTCTCCCTCTGGATAAGTAAAATGATCATTTAATGCCATTGAAATGTCACTCCTTTAATCTTATTCAGATTAATATTGTATCAGCAAGATTTAGTGATTTTAACAGCCGAGTAATATCTTACTTCACTCAATCTCGTAGAATAAAGGAGTGATGACACTTGCAAAAGGTCAAGACCTTTAAATGCCCAACCTGTGGGAAAAAATACAATTCTCTACAGACTTGGTCAAACCATGTAAAATCTCAACACCCAGAAACCATTCCAGAGGGATTTACACCTGCCAGATATTTCTATCAAATCCAAACAGGTAAAACTGGAAATAGATGTATCGTCTGTAAGAGTCCTACTGAATGGAATGAAGCCACGGGTAAATATGAAAGATTCTGTAGGAATCCTCAATGTAAAGAAAAATATCGTGAGATGTTTAAAAAACGAATGATCAATAAATATGGAAAGACAACTCTTCTAGATGATCCCGAGCAACAGCGAAAGATGCTGGAAGCTAAGAAGAATCATGGAGAGATTACTTTTCCTGATGGTGGTCGAATCGGATATAATAGCACTTATGAAAAAGACTTTCTCATTATGATGAAAGACTTTATCAGGTGTAATTCTAATGATATTATGGGACCGTCTCCTCATACCTATTATTATGATTACAAAAATCCTGATGATTATAATAATGAAGGACGTAAATTCTACATCCCTGATTATTATATTCCTTCTCTCAATCTAGAGATTGAGATCAAGCAAAATACATCTACTCATCCTAAGATCATTGCAATCGATAAAGTAAAAGAGGCTCAAAAAGATGCAATGATGAAAGGAATCCCTGGAGTAAACTATATCAAGATTACTGATATGGATTACTCTGAATTTTTTGACTATCTTTTAGAGTTGAAAGAATCGATTGATGATAAAAAAGACACTCCTGCTATGGAGGGATTCTCAGCTATTATATTTAATAAAGCTAGAAATACTGAGCAGACTATTTCCGAGTTGACTGATTTTATTAAGAAATTGGGAAATTGGAAATATGGTTTTATTGATGGAACTCAGCATTCTACTGATGACTTTGGTGAGGATGATTGTAACTTCGTTAAGTATTATAGGTCTATGAAGCCTGAGGACTTTGCTAGATGGCGTTGTGGTATCTGCTGGGATTACGCAGCATATATTACGCGCCAATTGACAAAGAAATTTGGTTTAGCCTTTGAGGCATATTATGTAAAATTTGGCGAATTTGGAGATCATACTAAAGCTACTCATACATTCGTAGTTATACCTCTAGATGCAGAAAACTTTATATATCTAGAGGCATCTTGGAAGAATCATATCGGGGTATATCGATTTGATTCTATTGATAACTTGATTCGAGTATTAACTCGATGGAATAACGAGGATTCCGGAAAGAATGAAAAGACTGTAGAAGTTGTAAAATATAATCCGGATAAATTCTATGGATTAGATCCCAATACCTTTGAATATAATGTAGAGCATAGTGGAAAGAGTTGGAAAGTAAACTATTCTAGAAATGCTTCTATCAAAGTCATTTGGGATCCAATAGATGATCCTATTGCTAATGAAGGATATTCTATTGATAAAGTATTCAAACCAAATAAAAAGATGAAACTTTATCATGGTACCGATCGTAAATTATCTGA